CTATGACTTTGTCTCAAAAAGTTTTGCCCACGTTTCATTTCCAACAATTCCATCTGAGTTAAGTCCACGTGAAGCCTGCCAATTTTGAACTTTAATTTTTGTGCCATTGCCAAAGATTCCATCCACCATCGCCCCAACTCGGTATTGAATATAACGAGTTGCATATTCATAATGTTTAGCTAAAACTGAATCAACTGGCCTTGAATATATTTCTCCTACTGCCCCTGCTGTGTTAGGTCCCCAAATACCATCTTGAATTAAGCCCATAATTCCCTGAAATTCTTTTATTGCTGCTATGGTTTCTGGACCGTTTATGCTATCAACTGCTAGTCCCTTTTCAAGCAATGTATTTAACTGCAGTTGAATTATTCTTACATTTGGATCACCCCTCTGTACTGATTCAGTACACTCACTTTTTACTGCCGTGGAAGTATTGGTAGCTAAAACTAAATCAGAGAATAAATCTAAATCCGCATTGCCTTCTATCCCATTAATTCGTCCTGTCCATGCATACTGAATACCTGCATACTCCCCAGTAGACGTTGGACTAGAGCTTGGCTCTGCTATCCATATTTTACTCTTAGGCAGTCCACATATATCTGCTACATTGTGTGAAGTATAAAGTAGTAAGCTTAAATCTTGCTTCATGAACTGTGCCACAAAATTCATGTCTGGAATGCCTACCTCATAATCAAGTACGGGTTTAAGGTCCTGTACATATCTTGAAATTGTACTTATAAAATGACTGTATTCCTCCATAACATTATTTTTTCCTGCAAAATGATAAAACCCTATCTTCATACCTAAGTTTTTCGCTTCATTATATTGATTATCTATTCTAGGATTTACGTAGGTTTTCCCTTCTGTAGCCTTAATATAAACAATCTCAACGCCATCATTTTTGATTTTACTCCAATCTGTAATAATGGTTTCACTATAAATATCTATCCCTTTCATTTTAATCACATCCCCTATTTAAAAATCTTAGCCTTTACTTCTTCTATATCTTTCTTAACATCCTCTAAAATACTAAACTTCTCTGTTAATTTATTGATGATTTCCTGATACTTTTTTTCTCTTTCTTCAGCCATCTTATCCCTTTGTTCTTGCTTTTTAAGAATATAAAAGAGCAGTACTACAAATAGTGCTGCCCACATCCCCTGCTGCATGGCCATTTTAAATACCTCATTTTCCAATTAGAACCTCCTGTCTTGTAATTTTGCTTATTGACCAATTAGACTATTACCTTTTAATTTTTCCATCTCTTCTTTTAAATCATTAATTTCCTTACTTAATTCTTGAATAGCTTTACTCAAATATGGAATTATAGTTGTTTCATTTGGCTGCATTCTCACATAACCATTTTCTTGTGGTATTTTCATGACAAAATCTGAATTAATTTCATTAAGCTCCTGCGCTACATATCCTAATTTTTGCAACCTTCCGTCTTGTTTCCAGTTAAACATCCTATGCTTAATATTGTTTATAACAGGCAGTGCATCTTCTAAACTATCTTGAACATTTGTCTTCATAGATATATCTGAACCCCATATACTAGCTCCCCATGCTCCACTATTGTTGCAAATTTGTAAGTAATTTGTTGAACCTTGCACAATTCCAATTGCATACGTTCCATAGTTACCATGAACAACATTGCTCCCATCACTAAAGGTAGCGTTTCCTTGAATAAATAGATTTCCGTCTATATCTACGCCTTTTCCACTAGCACAACTAAAGTAATGGTTATCCGCAGTATATAGAAGTCGTATACCATCTTGGTTATTTGCATAAATAGAAGGTAACGGACCATAAGAAGTCGCTGTTGTACCAAATTGTAAAGAAGCTGTTGTATACCCTTCATTACCCATAATGACACCATTTTCAACATTTAATGTCCCATTGGCATTTATAGTGGAACCTGTTATTGTTGAACCAGAAATACTAATACCAGAAATTATACCCCCACTAATTACAGGTGAGGTTATACTTCCCCCTGTAACATGTAATCCGTTACTATCTATTTTTACTTTTGCTGAATTTATATTATTAAAAGCTATTTGAACTTGAGTTGGGGATTGAGTAATCGTACTTTGAACTCCATTTACATCAACTTTGCTATTTATTTGTCCTTGTAATATATTTATTTGCGAATCTGTATGGCTATTGGCACCACTAATTGCATTACTCTGAGCAGTGTTAGCATAACTTTTAGCATTACTATTTGCTGACTCCATTCCACTATTGTAGGTATCTGTTGTTACTGTTAGGTTTATTTGATTACTTAATTGTGTTATTGAACTTTCAGCAGTGCTTAATCTAGATACTATGCCACTTAACATAGTACCCTTATTGATATTATTTGCACCACTACCTGCATTATAAAAAGCTGTATCTAATACAAGTGGAAGCGTTGGTGTTTGTGTAGAAGTATATTCTAAAACTCCATTCCTATAGTAATTTATTTGATTATTTTCTACTGAAATTCTTAAGATTTCACCAACAGTAAATGTGCCGAGGTTTTTTATTTGTGTTCCATTTTCATATATTTGCAAGTTGGCACTGTCTGTATACCAAGCATAATTAATTGATGTGTAATTTTCATTGGTATTACTATGACTTAAACCTGTCATTACTGAACTATAATTTGATGCTATTGTACATTCTAAATAATTGCCATTGGTAAAAGTTTCAACTGAACTACATCCTGAATTTCCCCATCCAGCGTTGCTATTATTGGATGTTAAGTTATTTTCATTTGATACACATCCAACTAAATTATCAAACGTTAATCCACAAATCTTACTTTGCACATCCTCTGGAGCAACAGTCCAGTCTGTAGCTTTGTTCCCACTTTCAAGTTTCATCAGACATACATAGAATCTGCTATTAGCTGTTGGCATATCAAAATCAATAAAATTATACACACTACTTGAATAATTTGATACTGTGACAGTTGCAACATATTTTGTCCAATTAGTATCCACATTAATTATCCCTGCACTAGTATCACACATATCTATACCAAAAGGATAAGTATTTAAATCTCCTGATTTAACATAACAGCTAAAAGTATACGTACCGTTCTGAGATATTGTATTGCTTATTCTTATTCCTCCATCAAGTGCACCAGTTGAGCCACAAATAACTTCATACCCAGAGGTAGACCCATCCTTTGCAATTTGATTAGCTAACCATCTACATCCTGTTACAATGCTGTTAACATTATTATTTAATATAGAGTTAGTTAACAAATTTCTACCACCAACCTGAATATTATCAATACTATTATTAATATCTGTCTGTGTAACTTTACTCGTAATCTGTCCTTGCAAAATAGATATTGAAGTAGATTGATTGCTTACAATTTTTGAATTATCGTCTACTGTCTGTTTTAAACCTGTAAAAGCTACATCTAATGTCTGTCCTGTATCATCAAACTTTATTTTACTAGTTTTTAAGGTAGAACTACAATTATTCATTGTAGAAAATACAGAGTCTATATTTAATTTTTGTCCATTAATATTTGCATTAATATCTATTTTACTATCATCAACAGCACCTACTGTTATTCCTGCCTTTGTTACTCCATCAGTTCCAAATAGAACAGTATTCCCATCAGTACCCCTTATTAAAAGATTATAGTCATTATCATTTAATCCTAATGAAACACGCTCTTTTCCTGATGTATCCCAAACTTTTAATACATTCCCTTTTATTTGTAGATTCCCACTATCCGATTGAACCACAAACTTATTTGTAGATATGTTTCCAGCATTTAATTTTGATAAATCTAAGTTAATAATTTGTGCATTCGCTATAGCACCATTAGCTATAAGTCCACTATTAGCAGTAATAAATCCAGCTTGCATATTACTTGCTGATAAATTTCCAGCCAGTAAAGTATTTACGCCTTCTGCCCCTACTTCCAAAGTGTTTATCCTTGCATTACTTGCAGTTAAATCCTCAACATTTACCTTGTCCGACTGTAAATTTTGTATGGCAGCATTTGTTGTGTCAAGGTCCGTTATATTTGCCTTAGTTGCTGTGAGGGTACCGATATTAGCTATAGTAGCACTTAAATTTTCAACGTCCGCTATTTTAACATGTATATGGTCAATTTTATCCCAATCAATGCTATCCACTTTACTTCCATCAATCATTCCATCAGATGTAGTAATAGAATCCACAGTGTCTGCAGTATCTTCAAACTTAATCTGAAGATACTCTAAAGATGGACTTTTATTTGAAAGCTCTACCTCATTTCTTTCTGGTTCATCTGGGTATATTGTCATCTTTACAATTCGTTGTTTTTCTTTTACGTTTTTTTCTTTACTTAGAATTGTAACTGCATCTCCCAGACTGTAATCAATTAATTTATACGTATCATAATTTTCTGCATCTATGGCTTTGGCCAAATCTACAAGATCAACTTTGTATGATTTTAGTGGTTTGCTTAGATATTCTAGTTGAATTACTGCATCCTCCATAAGCGCATTAGGATCTGTATATCTGTTGTCCTCCCAATATCCTATTAATTTCTTGCTACTATATTGATAATTTTCAACATAGTTTTTCCCATTGTTCACAGAAGTAATATCAAGACCATCTTTTCCTATTGGTACAAGCATTGTGACATAATCATATGAATTTCCTTGGACCTCAAGACTTTTTAAATTTAATTGTTCTGCAAAATAGGCACCTCTATCATTACCCATTTCATTATAAATATATGCTTTTTTATTTATTGAGTCATAACTTATTTCACAGTCATAAGAGCTTTGTATCTCTTGAAGAACATCATAAGCTGTACATTTACTTTTGCTTACAGGTCTAATTCTTGATACATCACAAGCCCCTACTGTCCAGCCTGTTCCAGAAAGTGCTAAATTAACAGCATCTGTACAGTTTTCACTATCTACCTCAAAATGATCTACATTTTGTCCCTTTATGTCTTCTATGTTTATTTTACAAACATAGCTAACCCAATCATCATCTTCATAGTTTACTTCTTTTATTATATATTCATTTTCTTTTGTCCTAATATAACATTCTTGTTCAAGGAGTCTATTATCCAAATCATTGCTTGGATATTGAAAAGAGAGGGTGTCCTCTGAATTTATTTCCCTCTCTAAATTATACTCCTTATAATTTGTTAAACCCGCTATTTTATTATGATCCTTGTCATAAAGTATCAGCATTTAATCCCCTCCTTATGAAGGATTACTTAAGATCAGCAGCAACTGATTGTTCTCCTATATGAATAATATTTACAGTGCTATTTATTCCTATAACTTCCTTTATTACATTACCATCCGAAATTATCTGAACTAAATAGTTGCTTTTATCTGTTGCTGGATTTATTTGTTTTACTTCACTAACCTCTTCTACCTCCAGTATTTCTTCTTGATTTTTTATTATATTTTTACTTGCCATTTGGAACTCCTCCTTCTAAAATACTACGTACCCTAAATCTTTAGCTCTACTTTTTACTGCTGTTTCAAATTCATCATATTGGCTTTTTGCATCTGCTGCATTAGCATTTAATAATTCCTTATTTGTAACATTCATGTTAATATTTAAGTTTTCATTTTTCTCATCTAGCGTTGCACTTAAATAAGCTACCATAGTGTCAACTCCATTACTATCCTTAACTGTTATATCTCCATTAAAACTTGTTGTTTCATTTACCATTGTATATCTCTCCTTTTTTATTTTTATAACCACTTAGGTTTATATTTAATAGTTAAACTACCTTTTGAATTATCTACTGAAATCGTATTTTCACCAGGTTTTATAGCCGGGAAAGTCCACATATCAACGTCTGAAAATTTATTCTGTCCATTTTCTGTTACAATGCATTTTTCTCCATCAATTATAATTGGTATATTTGCATGTATATTGTTTACAATTATGCTATCTTCAAAGCCATCTATTTTATAACTTATTGTATCTATAGGTAGCACAATAGTTACAATAGCTGGCGCTGGAAGATTCCCCTGTGAATTTATTACCTTTGTATTCTGATTATCTATATTTTCAGTAATTACAGCCTTGTAAGAGTATGCGCACTTAAATTCTATCTCTAAGGTTTTTTCTAAAATATTGTGATGAATTATATTTGAATTTTCAAGCGTACAGTCATAATAAAAATCTAAATCATCGAACTTTAGTGTGCATGTCTTTAATTCACTTGTAAAATTGCTAATATTGCTTAGCACCTCTTCATGACTTTTAGCTCTAAAAAAGAACTTACATTTTATTTTTTTAAAATACTCCTTTTGATAATTAATTACAGGAGAAAGTCCTTTTCTTAGCCAATCCTCATAAGTAGTGACCTCTGAAAGCTGTATATCCCTATCTACAGATAAAACGCCAAAGGTAGTTACATCAATATTATTTACTAGCATTACTACCCTCTCCTTCTTTGTGTTACTAATGCAGCTTGATTTAACATGTAATCTATGTCCTTCTTATCTCTAAAAGAATAATTTCCATTAAAATTAATTACTGCACTACCCACACTTGAACCTGTACTACTTCCAACACCCGCATATGCTAATTTAAGACTACTGTTAAGCTTTGGAGCCTTTATTGCCGTGTTCATAAGTGAATCTAGTTCTGGAATTTGTTTGTTAATTCCATCCATAAACCCTTTTATCATGTTAGAACCCCAATTTACAATATTTTGTCCTTCACCTTTTTTACTTGGTGAGTGGAAGCCTAAAAAGTTAGCAACTGATTTTACAACACCATGAGCAGCATCTGCTGCTTTACCTGCCATGCTCCTAATTCCACCGATAAATCCATTAATCATATTTATTCCCCAGCTAGCTGCTGTTCTAGCTAAATCTCCAAATACACTTCCAATTCCACTTATTATACTTCTGACAATAGAAATCACTGCATTTAAGCTACTGCTTACTATATTTTTCAAGGTGTTCCATGCACCAGACCAGTTTCCATTTATAATTTGCATTACAAGTGTTATTATATTTAATATATTGTGTATGGTTGTATCCACAATTACTTTTATTATATTAAAAGCTGAACTTACAACCTTCATAATTGTCTGCCCATGTGCCTGCCAAAAAGTTGCTATGCCTGTAAGCACCGTTCTTATTATTGAATTTATAGTTGCAAGAACAGTTTTGATTATTGAACTTGCAGTGTTCATAACTATTGTTATTGTGCTTTGAATTAATGGCCAATTTGCTTTTACCCAGTTTACTACAACTCCAAATTCACTCATCATAAAGTTTAATACAGGTTTTAAAACTTTGTTATATATACCTTGTAATTGTACAAATACTGCTTGGAAGGTAGTTTGAATCTTAGGCCAGTTCACTTTAACCCAATTTACTATAGCTGAAAACCCATTAACTATATATGGCTTAATAAAGTTTATAACTTGTTTTGTTTTATCCCTTATGCCGAACCAGTTTTTAGAATATGCTAAAGAAAATACTGCAATTGCAGCTGCTACTACAGCAAAAACAGGGTTTATATTTAATATTTTCCTTCCTATCGACTCAATTACTGGTTGAAAATCTTTTAATGTATTTTTAATCTTTAAAAAACTGCTTGCTACTTTAATAGCCACTACTGTAATACCACCTACAGCAGCAATTGTATTTTTTATACCTGGATTTAAACTATTTAATTTTTGTACAAATGTATCTAATAGTTTTGCGCCTTTAGTAAGATAAGGCAATATATAACTTCCAATACTTTCCTTCAAAGAATCTAAACTGTTATGAAATTGTTTCATGATACCACTATACGTATTTAATTGAGTTGCTGCTGAACTCCCAAATTTTTGGTTGAGATTTGCTTGAATGTCAGCGAAATTCTTACTTTTTTTTATGTCCTGATCAGTGTATATGCCCATTTTCTTTAATGAATTTGTGTTTCCATTGTATGCATCACCTAATGCAGCAGCCACATCCGTAATTTTTGCATTGCTTCCAGCTGCTACATTCGCTAGCGTATTTTGCATTCTAAGAGCATCATTAAACCTAACCCCTTTTTTTTCTAGTTCAATCAATGCATCCTTTGCATCACTTCCAGAATATGTTGACATACTTATTATCCCATTTGTATATTGGTCAATTTTTTGCTTTGCATTACTCCAACTCTGACCTTGAGCTTCTACTAACCGTCTTAAATTAGCTGTAGAACCTTCTCCCTGTATTGCACTTGAAACTGCTGATTTCATATTTGTTTGAATAGCCTTACTTAATCCACCTGTAGCCTTCTTTATAGATTCTATTGTTTCAGTAATACCAACTTTACCTTCAGTATCCATTCTTTTATTCACCTCCTGCCTATAATAGACATAAAAAAGACCACTTATATTAAGTAGTCTTTTTTATTTTATTAATAACCCATGTTATCAAACTTAGCAATATTCTCTAAATTTTTCTTCTTTTCTCTATACAATAAAATGTCAAAGAAAAAGAATATATCCCACTCATCAATTTCACTAAGACTAAAGCCCGAATCCATAAGGTTTGAGTATAAATCCAATATAAAATCATACGGAGATAAATCATCTTCATCTCCGTTTACACGTTTGGGTTTTCTGCTGAAATTTCATTCATTTTATCATTTAAATTTCCAGTAACTGCTTGAATACATTCTGTGAACTTAGGAACAAGCTGATCTCCTGAGATTCCATCTAAAAGTTCATCATAGGTAAACTGTTTTCCAAATATGTCTACAATGTAATTTGCCATATCATCTATTGTGCCTTCATCTGTATTTACAGTTGAACTTCCAAACTTTTTTATAGTGTTTTTTAACATTCTTGCATTTATGAATGGTGCTATAAAAGTTCTATTCTCATTATTTATTGCTAGGTCTATTTTTAACATAGTCATATCATCCTCTCATTTTTAAGCTGTTGCAGTTGAATCTTCTACAGAAGTAAACCAAGTTTTTGAAACATCTACATATCCTGTTTCCTCTTCATCTGCCATCCTCTTCCATTGCTTATCAAAAGTCCTTGGCATTGCTACTCCATCTAGCGTATCACTTTGAAATTTTGGAGTTGCAGCTGAACTCTCTGCATCATCTTTGCTATCTCCAAATAGACATTTTAATATTTTTATATATCTAGCTTTTCCATTACTCTTTTCACGTTTATACATTAAAGCTATATATGGTGCTCTATCATCAGATTCATATACAATCTCTCCATTATTTAGCTTATGTCCTAATATATCAGCTACAACTGAAAGTGGTAATGTACTTATTCCTAAGGAAACTTTAACTTCTCCTAAAACCTGTGCGTATTCCTGGATAACACCATCTGCATAGAAAGAAGCTCTTCCTGTTGTTGCATCAACACTTAACTTAACTACTCCTGGTATTGGTTTTGGTGCCGTATATTGAACTCCACCCTTATCATCACCTGTTAATACTGCATAATACAAATTGTCTACATTAATAAAATTACTCATTAAAATTCACTCCTCAATTTTTTTATTTTTTAGAATTATTAATATTACTTTAGTTTTTTGAAGGACTTCTAATCCTAATTTTCAAATTATCACCTCCTTTATTGCTCTAAGATATAAAACCATATGATGGTGTTTTTAAAAAATTTAACTTCGTTTGTTACGGTATAGGAACTATTTCCATCTTGTATTTTTACATTTGTAAGGGAAATGCAATCATGACTAAAGCTTTCTAAAAAGCCGTCATATATTACCCCATCAATGGATTTTAGCTTGACTTCACTCATTTTTATAAACCTCCTTTTATCTTTTTTCTTTATATAAACTTTAAAGGTTTTTAGCCTATTAAGTTGTCTGTGATTTTATGTGAGTAGAAAACAAGAAAACCAGCATTTAAATGCCGGTTTTCTATAATAAAATAGCACTGGCTATTTGCCAGTGCTTTAAAGTATTTTTCTTTCGCTATAGCTATATTATATCATGTCATAAAGCAAATTCACTGCACACTTTCTGCATAGTTTAGTATATAACTTCTATACCAAACAACTGTATTGCAAACTTTCTAATTATCTTTGCTTTATCAGAATAAAATTTTCTTTCACTACACCTTAATTTCTCATATAGTGAAAAATCTCTAATTCCATCTATATAATAATAGGTTAAGACATCTCTTTCATATGGTGGTAATTTATTTAAGGATAATACTATTTTTTTCATATCTTCTCTCATACTATCTAATTTATTTTTACACTTATCTAATCTAAATATTGTGTTAACTAATTCATCATCAGGTCTATTTCTATTAGATCCAGTTGGCATATCCGAGTAATGAATCTCTTTAACATTTAATAATTCCTCTTCAATTTCTTGAATTTTTTCTTCAAGTTCTTTTTCCTCTCCTTTTAAATAAGAATAGCTTTTTAAGTACTCAGTTGCCTCTCTTATATAATCCATATTTTTCCCCCCAATTATAAAAGCACTGATACTAAAATCAGTGCCTGAAATCTTTCTTATTACGTTATAACTAAATTATATCACGTTTAAAAGCAAATTCACTGCACACTTCCTGCATCTTAAATTTATGCTATAGCCATTATGTGAAATAGTTCTATTGCAAATTTTCTAATTACATATGCTTTGTCCTCATAAAACTTTCTTTCACTACATTTCAACTCCTTATAAAGTACCTTGTTTCTTAGTCCATTGATATAATAAAAAACCAATATGTTTTTTTCATATTCAGACAGCTTATTAAGAGCACCTGAAATTTCTATTATAGCTTTTTTTGTACTTTTTAAATTGTTTTCTAATTTTTTTAATTTAAAAGCCTTATTAAATGTAAAATCATTATTAAATACTTGTTGCTCATTTTTTAATAATTTTAGTTCAGCTTTGATTGTATCTATTTGTTCCTCTAAGTTTTTTTTTGAAATTTCTAAATCTGAATATATAGTTAAATATTCTCTGGCTTCATTAACATACTCCATATTAACCCATCCCTTTATAATTTTATTTATATTGTATACCATTTGTATCTTTACATACATTATAGTATACAGTATGTATACATTTCAATATGAAATACTTACTTTTTTAAAAAAATATAAAATTTTTTCAGTGTTCGTATAGTGTTCGCTTTTATTTAATTAAAGTTTAGTCTACAATTAGTAGTATAAATCTACGCAGAAGGGTGTTATAAATGATTAACATAGGTAAGAACTTAAAAGATTATAGAGAGAAATCTAATTTAACTCAACAACAGGTTGCCGACGCTATTGGTGTCAGTAAAGGTGCCATTGGTCACTGGGAAAATAATGTTCGTTCTGTTAATTTAGTTATAATTGAAAGACTAGCAAAACTATATAGCACTTCAGCAAGTAGCCTTATTGGAGATGAAAACTATAAAATCAAAACATCAGAAAATGTTAATCTACTTGATAAAATAATTTTAGATTTGGCGAATGAAGGATACTTTCAAGATGATAAAGGCTTTGAAGATCTTGATAAATCTCATAAACAAATACTAATTGGCGCTCTTAATAGTCATATAAAAAAAATACTAAATAAATAG